ACGACGTTAGGCGGCTGCTGTCTGTGGAGTGCAGTGCGGCATGTGTGGAAGAGTGCCGGGAGGTGGACCCGGAGGGGTTCGCTGGCTTGCAGGGGCGCACTGCGCGGTTCCCGAGCAAGAAGGCGGGTGGGGTGACATACCCCGGGGTTATCTGCTCCACCAACCCCCCGCCGCTTGGTGGGTTCTGGCATGACCTGATCACGCACCCTCCGATAAACGCCAGTATCCACGTCCAGCCAAGTGCCCTGCTGGAGGACGGCTCGATCAACCCCAAGGCCGAGAACCTGGAGAACCTGGACGCCGACTACTACGACAACCTGATAGCGGCTAACTCGCCGGGCTGGGTGGACGTGTACCTCAAGAACCAGTTTGGGCCGGGGAACATGGGGCAGCCGGTCTACAAAGCCAGCTTCAAACGCAGTTTTCACGTCGCAGAAGCCCCGCTCCTGCCCGTATTGCAGTCGGTAAACAGCCTGATAATCGGCATGGACAACGGGTTGCAGGCCGCTGCGCTCATCGGGCAGCAGGACGCGAGGGGGCGGGTCAACATACTGGACGAGTGCTACGTCCCAGAGGACGAGACGATGGGAGTGGAGACATTCCTGGACCGTAAATTACTGCCACTTTTGAGGGAAAAGTACCCGTTTAAGCTCGAAAACGTCGTGTTTTTGCTCGATCCGGCGTGTTTTCAGCGGTCCCAGGTCAACGAGGACTGCATCGCCATGGCCGTGCAGAGAAGGGGGTTTTCGGTCAGAAAGGCCCCCACAAACGACCCGGAGCGCCGAATCGGGGCAGTGGAGACACTGTTGGCCCGCCAGATCGACGGAAAAGCGGGGTTTTTGATCAGTCCAACATGCCGCTACTTCATTGAAGCGTGTGAGTGGGGGTACCGCTACAAGAAAGCGTCATCGGGTATGCCCACTCTGACCCCGGACAAGACGCACCACAGCCACTTGAGCGACGCGGGGCAGTACCTGGCGCTTCACTTTACCGGGGGTGGCGCCGGGCCAGCCTACGGGCAGATGTCCAAGGCCCGGACGATTACCAAACACAATTATGCGTACGTGTAACAGCTAACGTGTTAGACTTCGCGCATCGCGCGTTGCTCTATACGCGCTACAAGGAGTGCCCCATGACCCAACTTACTTGCTTGAGCCGCTCAGCATGATTGCCATGCGCGGCCCACAGGGCGCCTCCCCCCAGCAGCTCAACATCGGTGGGCTCATGGCCATAAAGCCGCTGAGCACTCTGATGGCAGAAGAGGCCACGGCAGCAGCGATACGTCGCGCACAGGAGGCGGGCTCCCAGCCGCTGGTCAGTTCGCTTACTCAACTCATACGCCGTGACTGGGAGCGGGCCAAAGATGCCAAGGCGCAGATCGAGCAGGACATGCTGGAAGCTGTCTACGCGCGTCGCGGCGAGTACACGCCGGAGAAATTGGCGCAGCTCCAGGCCAACGGCGGGTCGACAATCTACATGATGCTGTTCGCCACGAAGGCGAGACAGGCCAAGGCGCTTCTGGCCGACGTGCTCATTGGCAGCGGTACGGACAAACCATGGACGATTCAGCCATCGCCCAAACCGGCACTGCCAGACGAGACCGTCACAGAGATCATGCAGGCCACGCAGCAGCTCGTAGCAGACGCCGAGATGTCGGGGGCGCCGATGGACGTTGGTAGTATCCGCGAGGTCTTGCGTGACGCGCGTGACGCGGCGGAGCACCAGATCATGGAGGCCGCGCGTAACGAGGCCGAGCGGGCGGAGGTGGAGCTGGCCGACGTGCTGGCAGAAGGGGGGTTCGCTGACGCACTGGACCAGTTTGTCGACGACCTCACAGTGTTCAAGACGGCCTGCATCAAGGGGCCGGTCGTCACTCGCAAGAACATCCTCAAATGGACACCGCAGCCGGACGGCTCCAGCAAGCCGGTCGTAACGCTGACGAACACCCTGGAGTACGTGCGGGTTGACCCGTTCAATATCTACCCCGCCCCGTACAGTAAAGGCGCAGACGACGGGCCGCTGATCGAGCGCCACCGCCTGACCCGGTCCAGCTTGAGCGCTATGCGGGGGCTGGATGGTTACTCCGATGATGCTATCCGGGCGGTGCTCGACGCACACGGAGACGGCGGGCTGCATGAGTGGCTCACGGTCGATACGCAGAAAGCGGCGGCGGAAGGGCGCAACTCCACAGACGCAACGGTCGGCTCGGACACAATCGACGCGCTCCAGGATTGGGGCTCTGTCTCTGGAAAAATGCTGCTTGAGTGGGGCATGAAGCCGGAAGAGGTGCCCGACGAGGCCAAGGAGTACGAGGTCGAGGCGTGGCTGATTGGCACATGGGTCATCAAAGCCACGCTGAACCCCGACCCGCTGGCGCGACGCCCGTACTACTTCGACGGGTACAGCCGCATCCCCGGTGCGTTCTGGCACAACAGCCAGTATGACCTGCTCAAGGACTGCTGCGATATGTGCAACGCTGCGGCGCGCGCGCTGTCTAACAACCTCGGGATTGCCTCCGGGCCACAGGTCGTGGTCAACGTTGACCGACTGCCCAAAGGGGAAGAGATCACCCAGATGTTTCCGTGGAAAACGTGGCAGGTCGGCAGCGACCCGATGGGTTCAAGCGCGGCGCCCATTTCATTTTTCCAGCCTAACTCAAACGCGGCTGAGCTGATGGGCGTGTACCAGAAGTTCTCTGAGCTGGCTGATGAGTACAGCGGCATACCGAAGTACATGACGGGTACCGTCGGAGACGGCGGGGCAGGGCGTACGGCGTCCGGAATGAGCATGATGATCGGCAACGCGTCCAAGCAGATAAAGCAGCTGGTCGGCAGCATCGACAAGCATGTGCTGGCCCCAGCAGTACAGGGCCTGTTTGACTGGAAGATGGCGTATGACCCGCTGGCCAATTACAAGGGCGACTTGCAGATCGTCGCACGAGGCGCGCTGAGTCTTGTCACAAAAGAGTCTGCTCAGGTACGTCGTAACGAGTTCCTTGCGGCCACCATGAACCCAATGGACGCTCAGATTCTTGGGCTTGAGGGGCGGGCGGAACTTCTGCGGCAGTCCGCAAGAACTTTGGACCTTAACCCGGACAAGATCATCCCGCCTGTTTCGGTACTCAAGGTACGAGCGGCTCAGGCCCAAGCCACCCAGATGGCGCAGCAAGCCCAGCAGCCCCCAGGGCCGCAGAACGGGCAGACCCTTACCAATGGGGCGCCAGTGACCGATTCATTCTCACCAACCCCGCAGTAACTTTTTAGTCAACCAAGGAGCACAGTATGGCCACGTTCAAACCATTTGAGAAGAACCCTTCTAGGGACGTCCCTAAAAAAGGCGTCAAAGAAGGGTCCGCCAAAGACCGCGCCACGGATAAAAAGCAGATGCGTTCTTCGCCCGCCAAACGTAAGTGCTGAACAGGCACTGTTTTTTGCACACACTAACGCGTTAGTGTGATACAGTTCAGTTATGTCAGAGCTTGACCTTTTCGACCAACTCTCCCGGCAACCCCGGTTCAAGTGGTGGTTACAGCAAAAGCTCGACACAGAATATACGGTGCTCTGTCAGATGAGCGACGCGGACCAGCTTAGACGCGCCCAAGGGCGTGCTCAACTGCTGAAATCCATGCTCGACTTGCTAGACAAAGCCGCTGCCCGTTAAGCAGCAACGGTTCCCCCGGCTAACACGTTAGCCGGTTTTTCAACCTGTCAAGTCGAAAGACTCAGGAGTAAGCAGCATGGCACTACCCGCCGCAATTCAGGCTCAAGTTGACCGAGCCGACGCCCTTTTAGCTGAAGCCAACGCCGTTCCGACGGCACCGCCCACGCCAGACCCCGTCGATCCGCCTCAAACAGCCCCAGCAGTAGTAGCCCCGCCGGTAGAGCAGCAAGCTCAGGCACCTACGCAGCAGCCCCAAGCGGACGACGTTTGGGAGCGCAAGTTCAAGTCGTTGCAGGGCATCTTCAACAAAGAAGTCCCTGCGTTGCAGTCACAAGTCAAAGACCTGACCGCACGCCTTGAGCAGACAGCAGCGCAGATTGAGGCCAGTAAGGCCAAGCCAGAGCCCATCACTCAGAAGCCAGTTGCGGACCCCAAGGACGTCGAAAACTTCGGGGAGGATTTGGTTGATATGGTGCATCGCACGACGGAATCCGTGTTCAGTCGTGTTGCGCAGAGAGTGGATACTGAGTTTGCCAAGATCGTCGAACGAATTTTGGCCTTGGAGCAACAGGTGGCTGGGACAGTGCAAACCGTCGCAGTATCTGCCGAGGACAGGTTCTTTGAACTTTTGGCGCGTTCGGTCCCGGATTGGGAAACGACCAACACCAGCCAGGATTTTCTTGATTGGCTGGAGGAAATCGACCCAGTCTACGGGCTTGCTCGCAAGGCAGCGCTAACACACGCCCGCCAGAACTTGGACGCCCAACGCGCGATCAGCATCTTTACGGCGTTTGCCGGTGTCAAACCGAGCCAGCCCCCAGTTCAGGCAAACCGGGTTGATAGACAGGTAAGTCCGAGGGCTAGCGCAGCCAGCGCACCCCCCACACTGACTGCAAAGCCGGTGATTGCCCAAGCGGAGTTCGTTCGTTTTTACGACGATGTTCGCCGGGGTAAGTACAGGGGCGCTGAGGCGGAGGCCGCTCGGATAGAGGCAGAACTTAACGCAGCTATGGCCGAAGGCCGAGTCAGGTGACTTACTGACGGCCATAGCTAACACCATCTTTTTAGGAGTTAGAAATGGCCGTCATCCAGAATACCAGTGCCGTCTTCCCAGTAAGCGGCTCGTTTGCAACCAATCCGCCCGCTTCGGGCTATTTCATCCCCGCAGTTTGGTCCGCCAAGCTGAACGCCAAGTTCTACGCGGCCTCTGTGTATGGCGATATCGCCAATACAAACTGGCAGGGCGAGATCAGCGGCATGGGCGACAAGATTTTTATCAACAACGCCCCCACCATCACGGTAGCTGATTACGTCGCGGGCACCAACCTGACGTACCAGGCACCGACACCCGACACCCAAGAGATCGTGATCGACAAGGGCAAATACTTTGCCTTCCAGGTCGCCGACGTGCTGGAGTACCAGGCCAAGCCGAACCTGCTGGATATGTTTGGCAACGACGCCGCCGAACAGATGCGCATCAAGATCGACTCGAACGTGATTTACAACACGTTCCTCAATGGCGCTGCGGCCAACAAGGGCAAAACTGCCGGTGCCAAGTCTTCCGG